TGCAACGGCGATCGTGGCCGAAGCACAAACAGACAAAGCCGCGGCAAGCGCTCACAGGGCGCTTTTTTCATTGCTAAAAGACACCCTCGTTTTGCAGAGCGCCCCAAAGGACGAGGGAGATGGCAAGACAGAAGAGCATGACGAACCAAGAGCAGGTGCAACACCCGAAACGCAGGAAAACAAAACACTTAAATTTTTCAATGCCCTACTGGGCGGAAAGGAACGATTAGATGAAGAATCTTGACCTTGTGCAGAAAGAGAAGAGCGCTATTCTGGCGAAAATCAATCAGGCCGTAAAGGATGGCAATGAGGACGCCTTTGCGGATGCGTTTACGCAGTGGACCGATATGGTGCAGGAGGCGGTAATGGCGGAAGCCAGGGGCTTGGTGCAGGCCGCCGACAATACCGTGCTGGCGGGGCGCGGCGTACGTGCGCTGACCTCGCAGGAGACCAGGTACTACGAGAAACTCATCGACGCGATGCGCTCCGGCAACCCCCAGCAGGCTCTCAGCGGCTTTGATGATGTGCTCCCCAAGACCATCATTGACGCGGTGTTCGATGACATCACAGAAGCGCATCCGCTACTGAGCGAGATCAATTTCCAGAACACCGGGCCGCTGATCGAGATCATCATCTCCACTATCGACGGCGGCAGGTTCCTCGCGACCTGGGACAAGCTGTGCAGCACCATCGACAAGCAGCTCGCCGGCGCGTTTGATACCGTCGACCTGACGCAGAAAAAGCTGTCTGCTTATATCCCCGTCTGCAAGGCAATGCTCGAGGTCGGGCCCGAGTGGCTTGACCGGTATGTCCGGTCTATCCTTGCCGAGGCGATTGCCAACGGCCTTGAGGACGGCATCATCGACGGCAACGGCCTGGACGAGCCGACCGGAATGAGAAGGAACCCCAACGGGGCGCTTGACCCCACGACCGGCTACCCCGTGCTTCAGGCAATTCCTCTCAACGAGATTACTCCGGCTACCTATGGGGCGATCATCTCTGCCCTGGCGACCGGCCGCAACGGTCTGACTCGCCCCGTCAACGAGGTGATTTTCCTCGTCAACCCCGTTGACTACTTTACCCTGCTGGTCCCCGCCGTGACTGTCCGCGCCTCTGACGGCACCTATGTTGAGCGGTTCCCGTTCCCGACGAGGGTGATCCAGAGCGCTTATGTGCCGCAGGGCGAGGGCATCATCGGCCTCGGGCGGCAGTATTTCTTCGGTCTCGGCACCAGCAAGGGCGGCAAGATCGAGTATTCCGATCACTACCACTTCCTTGAGGATGAGAGGGTCTACTTGACGAAGCTCTATGGCAACGGCAGGCCGCTGGACGGCAACTCCTTCAAGCGGGTGGATATCTCCGGCCTGAAGCCGACATATCCCATCTTCCGCGGCACTCCGTACCTTGATGCCAGGCTGGCCAGCTTGACGGTCAACGCCGGCGCCGCGGCGATTGATCCGGCATTCAATGGCGATACCCACTACTATGAGGCTGAGGTCGCCGCTGCTTCCGGTGCGATTGCTGCGGTTGCGGCAGACGCTGTGAATGCCACCGTCACCATGACGCTGAACGGCAGCACGGTCTCCACCCCCGCGTCCATCACGTTTGACGAAGGGCAGAATGTGGTGGTCATCACTGTCACCAACGGTACTGAGACCGAGACCTACGTCCTGGTGGTGACCTACACAGCGACATGATGAAGGTCAAAGCGGTGAAACCCTTCTTCGATAAAAAGGCGGGAGTCACCCGGTTAACGGGTGACTCCTTCGCCGTGACGGAGGAGCGGTACAAAGAACTGGCCGAAAGCCGCTTCGGCGTATTGGTCGAGGTGGTTGATCCAAAGAAGAAGCCCACGAAGAAGGGGTGAGAACATGGATTTGTGGCCCGTTAAAATAATCGAAAATTCTATCCTGTGGGGCAGGGCATGCGGTGGATCGGCAACGACGCTGAAAGATGACACCAAGAACATGACAACGGATGTGCTTAAAAACAAGCTGATCAAAATCATCGTTGGCGGTGTTGAATACGTTCGTTCGATATCTGCAAACTCTGCGGATACATTTACCTTCGCCGCACTCGTTGAGGCTGTCGCCGCAAAAGCGGTCCTTGATAACACGGCGGGCGGGGGCGGCAAAGTTACCATCACGGCAGATTCTGCGGGGACGTATGCGAATGCTTACACTGTTGAAACCGTTAAGGGCGAGGGCGAAGACGCGGATACCGAAGCAGCTTTTAACGACGGGGTGTTGACGCTCACACTGGGTACCGGGTCGGGGTCTCACGCGGAGGCCGTGATCGGCACCGCGGAAGTGAACGAAATCCTTATTCGGGCGAAAGTGGCGGAGCCAATCGAGGGTTATTCGATTGATGTACAAATTCAATCGGGCAGCGACCTCCCTCTGGCTGTAGGGATGAACCTGGATACTGGATTGATTACCATATCGCTGGGAACGGACGAAAACGGAGATCCCGACGATAATAAAAACACAGTCGCAAATATCGTGAACGCGCTCAACGAAAACATACAATTCAAAGCGCTGTTTACTGCAGCGTCGAACTACGGCGCCGGCGTGCATGATGCGGTCATTGCGCCGGTGAATATTGAGGGCGGCGCATCCCCTGTCGTTGATGCCACGGCGGCGGACATAAAAACCGCCATCGAGTTACTCGAAGGCACGCCGTTTACGGTTGTTGCCGACATAGATGGGCTGATGGCAGAACTGGAAACACCACTCGCCTTCACCGGCGGTGTGGATGAAGTTAAGCCAGTCAACAAGACGGAATATTTCGTGGTCTAGGGGGTGATGGAGTGGCTGAGCTGCTGGCGGCTATAAAAACACATCTAGGGGTTACGGGCGACGCAGAGGACGCGGCAGTCACGGCCATCATCGAAGACGGCATCAGTTTCGTTGACACCTTGACCGGGCTGGAAAATGATTATACCGGCGGCAGGGCGCGGGTGATGCTGTTTGACTTCTGCAAGTCGACCTATGACGGCGAGTTTGACGCCGGTGAATTTGAGGCAGCGCATACCAACGACATGCTCTTGCTGGCCGTGCGTAACTACCTTGACATCACATGGATCGATTCAGCCGTCGACGCAAAACTGACCGGCATTATCGCCCGGGGTATGAAATATCTGGATGGCGTGGCGGGCGTGGAGCTGGACTACACTGTCGAGGACAAACCCCGCGAGCTGCTATTGGACTACTGCCGATATGTGCGGAGCAATGCGCTCGACGAGTACATGACGAACTACCTCCCCGAACTGCTAACTTTGCAGATACAAAAGGAGGTGGCGGCGTATGTTGAGGAACACGCAGACCTTTAACGACGGCCAGGTCACCATCTACGACATTGACCCTGGTGAGGCGAAGCTGAAGGAGAAGGCCAAACTGCGGTACAAGGAGCGCACCGTTGGGATATCCAGGTATTTTACAGCGCTGCAGGCCAACGCAAAGGTCAGCTATGTGTTGCGCTGCCCGCGGCTCCGGAGCGTTTCTACTCAGGACATAGCGGTGCCCAATGACGGCAAGCAGTACCGGATCATACTCGTGCAGTACCCCGAAGACGTGGAGCCTCCCGTGATGGATCTGACGCTGGAGGGGGTGGAAGCGGCCTATGACATTAGCTGAACTGGACACAGCCCTCAAAACGGTAACGCCCAACGTTTTCCGCTACTTTGCGGTGAAGCAGGATGCGCCATACATTGTTTGGGCTGAAGATGGGCAGGCTGGCGCGCTCCACGCCAACAACCGCGTGATAGGCCAGGCAATCAGCGGTACTATTGATTACTTCACGCGGCTCAGGGATGACCCCAATGTCAGCGCTATCCAAGACATCCTTAACAATTTGGATCTCAGCTGGGGCCTGAACTCGATCCAGTATGAGGACGACACTCGGCTCATCCACTACGAGTGGTGGTTTGAGGTGGAAGCATGGCACGGATGACATTCAAGGCCGGGGACGAATACGCACTGAAGCTGTCTCGGTATGGCAAGGATTTTGAGCGCATCGCCCAAAAAGCGATCTACGCTGCGGCGGGAATGGTGGCCGATAAAATCAAGGCTAATATCCGGGCGCTTCCAGAGGAGCCTTACCGGCGGCTGCGGGAAGGAGAACAGTTTGCCGGCATTTCCCGGCAACAGAAGCAGGATCTGATTGCCTCTTTCGGCATTGCGCCAATGGCCGCTGATGAGAAAGGGGACATCAACACCAAACTGGGCTTTGACGGCTACGGCAGCAGGCCGACTAAAAAATATCCCAAAGGTCTGCCCAATCAGCTGCTGGCCCGATCCATTGAGAGCGGCTCCTCGGTTCGGAAAAAGCATCCTTTCGTGCGGCCTGCGGTGCGAGCCACAAAGCAGGCCGCCATTGAGAAGATGAATACTATCATCGAAGAGGAGACGCGCAATCACTTTAGGTAGGAGGTAAATATGGCAAAAATCGGACTTAGTTACCCGTATTACGCGCTGTACAAGTGCGAAAACGGGGTCGTGTCGTATGAGGGCGGTGGCTTGCTGGCAAAGGCGGTCGAATTCTCTGCATCCATCGAAAGCGGGGAAGACAACAACCTGTACGCCAATAATGCCATCGCTGAAACCGACCGTTCCTTTGGCGGCGGTACCCTGAGCATCACTACTGATGATCTGCTGCAGGACGCCAGCGCGGCCATCCTGGGCCTTACGCCCAAGCAAGTGCTGGTCAACGGCCTGACCGTCAACGAGCTTGTTTACGACGACGATATGGCCTCGCCCGACCTGGGCTTCGGCATCGTCATCAAGAAAAAGGTCTCCGGTGCCACCAAGTGGCGGGCGGTAGTTTTCACGAAAGTCAAGTTCAACATCCCGGAGGAGGCGGCCACCACCCAGGGCGAGAACATTGAGTGGCAGACGCCGACCATCGAGGCCACGATCATGCGCGATGACAGCGCCAAACACGCCTGGAAGCGCGAGGCCACCTTCGACACGGAGGAAGATGCGCGGGCT